GATAACCAGTCCCCTGCCTATAACCCAACCACCTCAAGTTTAGGAATTATCTATAACGTTACAGAGTCACTTTCTTTACTTAATAGAGGCAAACTCCTTCCTCTCTATGTGTTACTATGTGTCAGATAGTTGTCAGGTCAATAACAGTAATGATTTCGACTTGTCTGATACTCTCATCGAAATGTTCTTCCCATTCCTTATACAGAGCATAAGACTCTTCGATTAGATCTTGACTGACCAAATAAGTGATTTGTTCTTGCACTTGCTCTAGAATGTTTGCGAGCATAGTATCCTTTTGAAGTTCAGTCATCAGTTAATCAATTCAGCAGGAGATCCACAGGAACGGTAGAAGTCTACCATACGATTTGCTTCATCAAGTGTAGAGAATGATTGTGTCCTCCAGACTTGTTGATAAGGAGTGAAATAGCGAATGGTGAATGTCATTTAGTGTCAGTTCAGTTTGATACCATTACCGAAAGGAATATTGACCTGATTGGTATAAACAATCCACTCAAAGTTTTTCTGGAAAATATACTCTCCAGATCCATGCTCTTGAAGAATAGCGTTCAGGCGAGACTTTGTGGTGTTTGACTTATATCCACCATCAAACAATTCTAACCAAGTATCACCTACCATAGCAATCAGATTGTTATACAGATAGACAAAAGATACACCTTCAATATTGATAACTTCGGTGTTGTCTTTCTTCCAATCAGTTTCGGTGCTGATTGCACGATTCATTTGACGTTCGATGACTCGCATTTGGTTTTGTGGTTGTGCTTACACTATAGGTCCACTTTGGAGGTGAGTAACTTTAATCACCCCTCAATCAGTTCGGGATTGTATTCAGTAACTTCAGCAATCAATTCTTCATCAGAATAGGAAGAAAGATTGTCCATCAGAGTATCATAAACGAAACATTCCATCGTCTTCATATCCATCCCATCTAGGATTTGTTGTGCATAATCAGCGATGAGTTGTTCGCGGTTAAAAGTGTCAGTCATTTGGGTTAATTGGAATCAGTTAGCGAAAGCACCAAGAGCATTAAACTCAGCAGCGATTTGCTTCTCTGCAATACGCTTACCATTAATCTGGAAAGTATAGCGCAACTGACCTTTTACAGTCTTGCTAACCTTACAGGTCAGGCAAACTTCACCATCGCGTTGACCCTGAAGATCATACTTTGCAAAGTAGTGGTTGCAAACTCCAGGCAGTCGATAATCAACAACACCGTTACGTTGTTGATAGTTTTCGAGAGCAAGTTGCTCGCTGATTTTGATGGAATCGAAGAGGTCGGAGATGTTCATACTATAGGTCCACTTTGGAGGTGAGTAACTTTAATGGGAGATAACATCTGGACCTTGAACATCACAAAACTCTGACAGATAATAGTCGATATTAACACCTGCTTCATCTGCTAGTTTTGAATATTCTTGGAATTGTTCGGCATCAAGAATAAAGAATTCAGTTTCAATCATGGGGTTGGATAATGTCAGCAGCGGTGTGTAAAGTGTTGGAAGTAACGTTACGAACTCCTGGTGAGAGTATAAACGCAACGGCAAAAATGAGGAGGATTGTCTTCATTTTAGATGGATTCTTAAATGTTAATCTCGGGCGCATCAATCGTAACGGGAAGATACATCAGGACCAGGATTCTCAAAATGTGCTACACTCGCAGCAACACCTTCAGCAGTTAATGCAAACTGCACTTTCTGACCTTGATAGTAAATATCAAACACAGATTGCACATAAGGTGTTAGTGTGCCCTCAGAATCCCATGCGTTTCGTGTATGGGAAGTCTCAACAATCTCGTAGACTTTAGAGGTGAGTGGTGAAGTGTAAGTGCTCATACTATAGGTCCACTTTCAAGGTGAGTAACTTTAATTCTACAGTCCGTTGATGAAATCAGCAAGTGCTTCTTTGTATTCTGCTTCAGTCTCAAAGATGCGACCGTGAATGTTACGCGGATAGGTTACATTTGTTTCACCGACTGCAGCAACATTTCGGCAGTCTTGCTCATCATAACCCATCTCAATCAGGTTTTGAACGTAGGGATTGTAGTTTGTCATTTGTTATCAGTTAGCGAAGAAAAAGTCAGCGATGGCATCAATCAACTCATCAGATGCAGACATATCAAACTTGTCACAGATGAAGTCTACACAATCGTTCAAATCTGCAACAGGAAAGTCATTCATAAATCCGATCAGTTCGGATGCCATTTCAAGGTCAAGTGTGATGCTCATACTATAGGTCCACTTTAGAGGTGAGTAACTTTAATTCAGAACAAATTGCGTCCGAATTGTCCACACAGATAAAATGCCATTCCCTTATCCTTAAGGGTCACACCTGCGAAACGGAGAGGAACATAGCGACCGTTGGTTTTAGATGCTTTGGTGCGAATCTGCAGCAAACCATTAGGACCAGTGATGGTGGTAAGTTGTTTGCCAGCATTAAAAAGTGTGCGGATGCTGTTACAAATGAACTCATAATCCTCACGCAATTCCTGATAGTGCTCAGCGTGAGTTTCTTCGTTCAGTACAGTGCAACCGACATAATCGTTGTCGCGGGTGAAACCAACGTAGAGAGTTTGCTTCAGTTTCTGACCCACTTTGCTATCATCAAAAGACACAGAATCTTCGATGATTTCAGATAAACAGTGCTTCAACTGTGTTGCGGCAATCGACTCACCCACAGTAAAAGTCTTGATCTCTCCATCCTCCAGATCTTTGAGGTCAGAAGAGTTAGGAACTCCCAGGACAGTTTCTAACAGTTGCCCACGCGCACCTTTGTTCTTTCCAGGTTTGGCAAATACGCTGAAATCAGTTACTTTCAGTTTGCCATAAACCTGATTCGTTGTTAGTTTGGACATAGTGGTTGCGGTGCTCATACTATAGGTCCACTTTCAAGGTGAGTAACTTTAATTCACGAAGGATTGCAGTATTTTGGATCTATCTGACAGAAGCGTTCTGCTTGTTGCTCTTGATACTCATTTACAGTAGCATGAGCACTCAAACCAAGGCGAAGTCCTAGTGCTAGAGTAGCAATCAGAAAAGCGATTCTCATTTCAGAATCAATCAAGACACACAAAGTTGTAATCAATAATATCTTCACCTTCTTCAAGATTCAGACATTCAGCAATAGCATCGGGGATAAACTTGCGAGGATGACTATTCTCATCAATCGCAATCTCAAGTTTAACAACCCAAGTTTTGGTAGTCATAATCAATCAGTCAACAACAGAGTAACAAGCAACCCAGGAAGGAATCCCACCTAGTTGTAAAGAACCGTTGCGGGAATCGCAATAATCTTGTGCATCTTCTTCAGAGTAGAAAGGTCCGATGTATTCGGGGGATTCCAGATGCTCTGACCAGAATCGAACGGTGAAAGTGTTGCTCATACTATAGGTCCAGTTTGGAGGTGAGTAACTTTAATCGTCTCCGAAGTTGTTTACTAGAAAGTCCTCAAGTTGAGTGATTTGAGATTTATTCAAACTCTTAATGTATTCGCCAATCACTACAGCAAGAAGTGCAGGACTTTCCATACACTTTTCGTGCAAAAACTCCTCAAGTTCAGTTATGCTAGTCATACAGAGGGATTAACAGAGATTTCTTTAATGTTTAGACCACAGAGCTGATTGTAGACCCTGTTTTGTATTTTCAGACAGTTATTTGCGTTTGCTTTATCTACCGTGACCAGTTTATTCAGTTTTGCTTTTTCATGCCAAACGGTCACACATCCGTCGTTGGTTTCTACTCGAACGCGATAGTTTTTCATCATCAAACTCCTAGAAGTTCGCGCTGTTCAGGTGTGAGAGAATTGATGAGTTCTTTACGCTTTTGTGCCTTTTCTTCTTCTTGCCTTTGTTCTTCCAGTTTCTCATCAACAATAGTCATCATATTGCTAAACTCATAATCACCTTCTTGCCAAGTAGATTCACTCTCATTTGTGATGAAAAGTTTATTGGAATACCATTCATTATCATCCCACCAGTTATAACGGATTTCTACAATAAACCCATCATCATTTTGATTGATGTTATAAGTGGCACCAAGTTCCTGTACTTTGTTGAGTAGTAGGAGAATGTCAGTTGCTAGGATAGTCATAATCAATCAGGCAGGAAGTGAGCAGAAAGTTCCACACCAACCGCGAACCCATTTGAGAGTCTCTTGGTAGGAAGTGCGAGGGTTGGACATCTCCATTGTCTTACCGTTGCGAGGATTGTGTGCAACAGCGACATAGGAATACCCTTTGTATTCATCACCAGACTGCTCAATCCACATCTGGTTGACTTTACCTTCCTTCCAATCGGTGTGGTAGGAGTAGATTTCGGAAACGATGTTAGTGCTCATACTATAGGTCCACTTTGGAGGTGAGTAACTTTAATCCTGCGACCCATACCATACAAGAAGTCCAAGGATTACGACAACTGGTACAATAATCCACCAGTATTCTACGAGCAACCAAATACCAAATGCTATGGCACCAAGTATCAAATAACCACCAGCATCTCCAGAGTCAGAGGATGAAGAACTGTTGCCCCAAGAACTTACTTGACGAAGGTTTACAATTTGCTGAACATCACCATGCTTTGCATAGATTTGTTCTTTCGCACCTTGAAATGTTGCTGCTTCAACTTCTGTACTAATGCGACCAACTGTTGAGTTTACGAATACATCTGCTTTCCAAGTTGCCATTACCAAGTACCTCTTTGAACGTGAATTTTACGAATTTCGGAATAAATGAACCGTTGAAGTTTAGGGTCGGTAGTGTTATCAAAAGCATAATACAGTCGATTTAGATAATCATCCTGTGTGGCACCTATGTTACCATCACCACCGATGTCGTTGAGTGGTGAACCTGCCTTAGATTTGGCACGTCCAAAGTTACCTGTGATGTTCCCTTGTGTCCTCAGTTTAGGACGAATCTTTGAGAGATTAGAGTAAGTCATTCGGTCTCAAGTTGGTAAACAAGTTTCTCAAGTTCTTTGAGAAGTTCGGGAGTGAATCGTTCTACAATCGGTTCATAATCAGTATCGGGATAGAAACAATAAGCATCATACTTCTCAGACAACTCTTCATCTAAGGGCATTAGATTTTCAAGTTGTTGACTGATTGAACGGATAAGTTGTTCTTGATCCATAATCATTACCTCGCGTACAAATAGGCACCTGCCCAGTCAGCATGTTCCAGCAACCATTCACGTTGCTCAATCAATCGCAGGTCATAACGTACACCTTTCGCAGGAGATTTCCAACTGGCAGACTTATACACTTCACCAGTCTTTTTATCAACGAAAGCATGAACAGAACGAGATCCAGCAGCGTTCATGATAATTTTGTGATACTTTCTACCTGTCTCAGGATAGAAATCATAATCACAAGTACCTTGCTTAAGTTTAGCAATCTGTTCCTTGTGATAGTTAATACCAGTCTCAGTATTACCCTCTAGACGCTGTAGGGAACGCTCATGAGAGCGAATAGAATAGTCGATGTAGTTCTGTCGGAGTGCCTCACAAAGAGCGTAAATATGACCAAGAACTGCAAGTTCGATATTCTTTCTTGCCTCCTGTTGGGCAGCGTATTCAGCGAAAGTTGTTGTGCTCATACTATAGGTCCACTTTCAAGGTGAGTAACTTTAATCAACCCCAATTCTTAGCGATTGTGAAGTTAGCATGAGAGAATACCTCACGGTCCACTACTTTATGTGTCCCATACTTATTATGAATCACATAACCTTCGTGGAAGGATTGTACATCCCACAGGTAGCACTCGATTTCATCTTTTTCGTGAATGAACAGGAACAAATCTTCCTTGATAGATGAAACCAACTTCCACAAACGGATGAGGTTGATGTCACAATCACATTTTTCTGCAATTTCATCTTCACAGATGGTCCGTTGCTCACGGATGCAGGAGTTAATCTCTTTTTTGATTTGTGTTGCTTTGTTTGGCGTCACAAACTCACATAGAGTTGACATTTGCTTGGCAAACTTACACACATCCTCCAAATCTTCACGGTAAGGGTTCAGTTCCACTTCAGGTTGCACAAACAAGCAATTCTTAGTGCTGATGAGTTTGCTGGTCAAAGGAGCAGCGGTCATCTCACGAATGTCATCAGAACCGCTGTAGATTGTATGCGGAGCGATGATAATGTCCTGGCGAACTGGCGCAGGAAACTTGTAGGTAATTGTGTTGGGCGTAAAAGTATCCAATCCGCTACCAAAACCAATCCAATCACCTTGCAACACTTGTTGAGTGCGAGGCAGGAAATCAAGGCAGAAGATGAGAATCTGCGTTACGCGAGGTTGTCCACCGAAATGGGTGAAGATGTCATCCTCATTATAGCAGAGGCGAATCTTTTTCTTGTTAAATGCTGCTTTCGTGCAGACAAAGAACTTACCATTCTGAGGATTTGTTCCCCAAACAATAGCAGGAGCACCATCCATCTTCACGCTAATGGTAGAATCTACCTCAGAGAACCAATCGAGAACTGAAAGATTGCCAGTCAGAATCTCATCTTCAGGGTGCTCTAGGTGTTTGTTCTGCATTTGCTTGGTGCTCATACTATAGGTCCACTTTGGAGGTGAGTAACTTTAATTGGATACAAAAAAAGGGGATAAACCCCTCACTCAACGACCTGATTGTAAGCGGTTTTGACTTTATCAACCAGTTCGATTCGTTGTTCTGCAGTTATCAGATTGTTACGGGTAAAGTTGACAAATGCAACCAAACCAATCAGTTGAAGAACACCATTAAAAACTGGGATTGCATCAACAACAGAAACAACTTCATGAATAAGAAGTTGAGAAACAATCACAACAAACAGAATAGCAGTAGAGAGACCGACATTCTTGAGAAGTTCGTTGGAAACATTCTCATTTACGAAAGTCTTAACCTGTGCGATTTTGTCTTGCATTTTTGAATGTTTGTGGGGCACGGTGCCCCTTACACTATAGGTCCACTTTGGAGGTGAGTAACTTTAATTCATAGCACTTAGTAGTGGATTGTTGATACGTTCCTGAGCAATCTTAAAGTATTCTTCATCCATCTCAATCCCGATGAAGTTTCTGTTACAATTAACTGCAGCGACTCCAGTAGTCCCAGAACCCATGCAGTTGTCTAGAACAACCTCACCATCATTACTGTATGTGCGAATCAAATACTCCATCAAAGCAACAGGTTTTTGTGTTGGGTGAACAGTATCTTTATCCAGTCCAAACTCTATAACTTCTGATGGGTAATTAGTGTACTTTTGTTCATACTCAGTCTCGTGCAGAAGTTTATTACCTGCACCCATGTGTTCGGGTTGATGCAAGAACTTACCAAGACGCTTTGCACTATTCTTTTTGACTACACGTTTCTCAATCAAACCCTGAGGATTGTAAGTCATGTTTTTGTTTGCTTTCTTGGAACCACCACTAGCACCAAGAGGAGAAAATACCAAGACATCCTCAGTTTCCTTCATAGGTCTTGCATTTGCATGTAAGAAACCTGTCGTCTTTTTCTTCTTCCAAATCCACTCATACTTAAACCATTCAAGGTTACTTAGTACCAGTTGACTAGTAAAAGGTTGGTCTGCAGTCAATACTACAGCACCTGTTGGTTTTAGCACTCTTCGATAATGCTTCCACAGTTCATCCAGAGGGATAACTGTATCCCAAGACAGCACACGATTATCACCTTTATCAGCGATACCTTTGCGGTCTGTTGTACCATAGGGCAAATCACAAAGGATAAGGTCAACAGAATGTTCTGCTACCTTATCCATCTCAACTAGACAATCACCCAGATACAACTCAACCATGCAAATTACCCTCCTTTAAGTAACGAATTGTCCTTTCAAGTGACTCGATTGTATCACCAAGCATACCAATACTGCGATTGCAGTTGTCACACAACCACCCACGATGTGCTAGTGTTTCGTGGTCATGATCAAACACCAGTTTCTTATCAATCCTACCACAATTATAGCACGGAGTTCCTAAATCTGGATACTTTGGTTTTCCTGCTAGTTTGTATGCTTTTGCCTTACCTTGACTTGCTTTTTTAGTACACTCTTTGCACTCTGGACGAAAATACTTATCACCACCAGTATTTGTTGATTGATTGCGACCAAAGAATTGCTCATTCAGAGGAAAAGTTCTTGCACATTTTGAGCAAGTTCTTGTTGATTCCATTTGCGACATGTTGATACTATAAGTCCACTTTAGAGGTGAGTAACTTTAATTGATTGGAAGTTTGCCCAGAGATTTACCCTTTTTATGGTCATCAATAAACTTCCTCGCTGATGCTTCGGTCCTACACACTTTGAGTTGCTCTCCGTTGTGAATGACCATCAGTTGATTACCATAGGGAACAGCAGCATAGTTACCTTTACCAACAATAAATCCTTCTTTCATTATACTTTCAAATAAATCGTCGTTTTTGTTGCGGTGGATGACCTATGACATCCGCCAGGTAGAATTGCAAAAAAATCAGGGTTTCGACCCTGACCAGCACTTGAGTCTACTGTGAGACTCACTCTCCTTTGATCCTCCAGTATTTTTCTCTCGCCTTTTCATTCAGTTTTTCTCTATTTTTTTCTCTGTAGCGCCTCCATCTTTCTCTCGCCGCTTCCTTTTTCTCTTCTTCTGTATGATACTTTGTATGGACTTCACTCATTTTTTGTCTCGTTTCTTCAGTTGGTATTTGAGCACCCTTTTTTCCCTTATTCCAGGGTATATTTCCTTTGAGTGAGTTGCTGATTTTTTGTTTAGTCTCCTCACTCAAAGTTCTGTACCCAGGATAAGCACCAGCACCAGGAGGTTGGAAATACTGATACTCACCTTTCTTGGGAGGTTCCCATTCCATTTCTCTCAAAGAGTCCATCAGTAATTGCCAAGTTTTATCCATACTTGCTATTAAAGTCGCTATATTATTTAGCGACGAATTGTTGAAATAGCAGGTTCCCCCTTCTCAAAGATCGTATCAACAACTGACTGAACTGCGCGAGCGGTAGCAATACCAACCTTGGAGTACACTGGGATACACACAAGACCGAACGATTTGCTATACTGACTGAGGTTGCCAGGTTCGATACGTCCATCGCGCAGACCTTTGGCATCATCGTGATGCAAACGGATGCAACGTCCAATGGTTTGGGAGATGCCAATAAAGTCCATATTGCGGAGGAACAGTACCGCTTCCAGACCGCTGACGTTGATGCCTTCCGCGAGGATGGAGTGGTGCAGAACCACAAACTTCTTGGAGTTGTCTTTGCCCCAGGCACTTAGGGTATCGAAGAATACCTCACGATTGACCTTCTTGCCATCAATAACTGCGCCCGTCTTGGCAGTAATATACATCCAGGAATAACCGCGACACTCCAACTGGAAACAGAAATCAGTTTCAGACACCAGAGAGACAATCTGCTTGGTTGCCTTAGCACAAATCAGAATCTTGCCGACTTTGTTGTCGTCAATCGTTTCCAGCAGATTCTCCGAATCGCGATCGAAATTGGTCTGCTTTCCCTGCACCATCTGCAGTTGCTTGACAATCACTTTAGGGGGCACAATATAACCACCTTCAACCAACTCAGGAGCAGGAACTTTGCAGATTACCTGACCATAAACAGCAGCATCATTCATCCCCGGTTTGCCGACAGCAAGAGAATGTTTGGGAGTTGCGGTAAAGAAGTAGCAGCGACGTGCGTTAGCGGAGAAGTGCTCAGTTGCAGGAAAAAAGTGACGCTGAACAGAATTATGTGCCTCGTCCATATAAATCGTATCCACATCAATCTCTGCCACTTGGAGACGCGACAGAGAGTTGTAGGTGGTTACAATCAGACGATGATTGTCAGCGTTGCGCTCAACCCAGTTGCGAATCTCTTGAGGGCGAGTAGAAGACTCGTGATGAGTTTCGCCACTATGAACGTGGAAAACTTTAGCGTTAGTGATGAACTCAAGAAACTCAGAAGAGAGTTGCTCAGCAAGCAAGATGCGAGGAGCAACAACAACAATCGTCTGCGGAGTTTCACTTAGAAACTGTCGGATTGCATCATAGATCATCTTCAGAGTCTTGCCACCACCAGTAGGAACAATAATCTGACCTTTATCGTACTTTGCCATAGCAGCAACGCCACGTTCTTGGTGAGGGCGAAGTTGAATGTTCATCGGTATCATCATCTAGTATAGGTCCACTTTGGAGGTGAGTAACTTTAATTGACAGTCTGTTTGTATTGCTTAAGGTCTTCAAGTACACTTACTATTGTAGCACGACTGTACCCAGTTGCATAGGAAGGAGACTTCTCAATTTCTTCAGAATCATAATCAACTTTATTGCATACATCATAAGCAGATTGTAGAGTTTTGATGATGCGATTGAACTCATAATCAGGGATTTTGATGTAATTCATAGTTCTTAGTGGTTTGGTATCTAAAGACAAGAATAGCACCCTTCTAGGCGATTCTAGAGGGTGCTAATGGTAGATATTCAACCGCCGAACATTTCCTCACCTAGAGGAGTATCTCCGAACATTTGGTCAAAGAGAGAACCTTCAGAGTCATCCCATTCCTCAAAAGTTCCGTTTGCTTTTGCATCAAGAATTGCGTTGTTGATCTTGATGTCAATCGGAGAAACTGTGCTGTGCCAGTTACCTCGTGAATCTTGCCAGAGCATTTATCTTGTGTGTGTCTTATACTATAGGTCCACTTTGGAGGTGAGTAACTTTAATTGGACTCAACTTCCTGATGCTTGTGCTGCTGCCTTTGCCTTTGCTCTCATACGAACTGCAACAGCATTACTCCACTTTCCACCACCTGCTTCATACTCTTTACGCATTTGTGAAAGAATCTCACTAGAAGATTTCTTAGTCTTTTGTGCTGTTGCTGTTTTTTCTTTGTTTCTAGCAGCATCTCTTTCCTGACGTGTCATAGGAGTTCCATCAGAATGTGTCCACTTTCTGCGTGGTTTTGCTGCTGTTGTTGGTTTCTCTGCTGGTTTCTTTGCAGAAAGAAGTTTAGATGCTGTTTTTGTTACTTCTTTTGCTTTTGGTTTCTCCGCTGGTGCTGCTTGTCCTGCTTTCTTTGCAGCAATTCTTGCTTGTGCTGCTTTCTTTCTTTCTGCCTTTACCTTTTCGGCATAAGATTGTTTTACTTCTGCGCTTCCTCTTTCTTTTTCAGGTTGCTGTTCTCTGGTGGATGCAGCACGTTGAGTTCCAATATCTTTGCGTGGTTTGTAAGCGACAGGTTCTACTTTACCACCACCAACTGCTTTCATACGGCGTCTTTCAGGAGCACTCTTTTTGCGTTCTGGACGTACTCTACCGCCCGCTTGAGCAGTTTTAATCGTCGCAGCAAATCCAAGTCGCTTTGACTTATCATCCACTTCTTCGCAAAGAGACATAAACTCCTGAAAGGTCTTCATTTTAGTATCTAAACACTTCTTTTTAGTATTTAGAACTCCTCTTCCTTTGCTTTATAGGAACCCTTGAAGACTCGACCTTCAGCATAGAACTGTTTGACACGTTCGCGGCGAGTGACAAGCAAGAGGTCATATTCTTCCTGTTGCTGTTTAGTGAACGTGAAATCTTGACGACGCCAAGTATCTTTCAGTTCTCGAATGTAGGGAAGCACGTTAGGGATGTGTTCAGTCATTTGATAATGATAAAGGATTGAAGGTCTATGTGGGGGATTTGGTGGACAGTTTAGTGACTGTCACTCAATAGTCGTAGTTGCTATTAAGATAGTCTTTCATATTAAAATCGTTTTCTTCTTCGATGAGATCAATCAAATCCTCTCCAACAAAATCAAAGTTTTGCAGTTCTTCAATTTGAATGTCGTCGAAGCAGTCCATAGAATCATTCATGCTTACACTATAGGTCCAGTTTGGAGGTGAGTAACTTTAATTCATTCAAACTCAAAAGGTTTATTAGTCTTTCTTGGTTCTGGTGTTTGATAATCTGGAAGAGTTGAGGCATCAATCACAACCTCAACCTTCTGATTCTTATCTATTGGAAAATGATTAACTCTTATTACACCATAGATGATGAAGAAGTTTGTGATAAGAATTTGTGATGTGATTAGTAAGCGAATAAGTGCTACCTTATCTGCTTCTTTATCGCATTTACTTGCCTTTTCTCCAAGTGCTTTAGCAAGCAATCGCCAAGCATTTTTGTTCTTCTTCATAGACTGATTGACGAGACTTGATGTATTTTAGTTCTTTCCACTGTTCAGCATAACAAATCACAAGTAATCTTTCATTCCTATGAATAGGACAACATTCAAGATTAACTTCATCTTTCGGACGAACCACATACTCTATGGTAATGTATTCTCTGTCCTTAAAATAAACCCAACCTTCAACATCTTTTGTCCATTTGACGTAATCGTTTACTTGTGGTTCGTAAGTCATACAAATGCTGCTTCTAAAGGGTTAAGTTTCAGAGGCATCGCGGTATAGTTCCGCGTATCCTTGATATTTACACAAGCACCGATAGTCTTACTGTTGACTGGGGCAAAGTATTCTCTTGTCTTGGATTTATAGAATCCCCAAATTGTTCTTGTTGTGGCACCGTTGTTGTAATCAAACTTACGATTGCAACGCAACCAAATAGAGACCACACCACGTTTGAACTCTTCAAACTCATAACTATAATCTTTTGGGGGTTTATGTGGAAACTCAGCAATCGTAAAATCTGTCTTTTGACATGTATTTGATTTGTTCTTGGAGTCGCAAGATTTCATGTTGTTGCTCCGTAATCTTTTGCTGAAGATAGTTAATACGATCTTGATATTGTTCCTTGAGATTAAACTCAAGGCGATTCAGAGAAGTGTCAATCATCAGGTTGTAAAGGACTCAACAACAGTAGAATCTACATCTTCAGCAAGAGCATAAGTTCTTGCATTTAGGATGTTTTCTCGAAGAGCAGTATAATGCTGCTCATAGAAATTTCCATCATCTTCCGCAGAAATCAAATCGAAACATTCATCATCATCTTCCGCAATTACATTCCATAGACCACCATATTCACTAGAAGGAAATGGAATGTAATGGTCAACGATGTAGAGAAACTTTTGTGCCATTTTTATTTGTAAATTACCTCTCAAGTTTAACGAAAATCTGTGTTATTGTCAATTTCACCAGCAAGAGCAAGTGCGACACCAATAGTTGCTAGTACACCAAGTCCAAATCCAGCAATAAAAATCATCAATAAAACTCCGCAAGATAATAGTCAACTGTTACTTCTTTTTCTGCAGCAAGACGTTCAATCTCCTCCCAAAACTCACGGGCAATCTTTTCACGTTCAGCATTCATAATCAGTTCTCGAAGAAGTTTGGAAATCATTTGCTTTTGCGATTGTCTAAGTAATCAAAATGTTTGGAGAATAGTACAAAAAAGAACCATGCAAATGCTGCAGAAATGAGAAGAAAATAAATCACCGAATCTCTGCAGACGTAGGTTTCTGTATATTCTCTATCGCTTTTGCGCGATAGTATGATTCATAAAGTCGCTCATCACGTTGGATTAGAAATACATTCCAACCAATAATAGCAGCGAAACCTAATGCAAATGTGATGATATATTTGCGATTCACTTAGAAGAACTCCCAGAGTTTTTGAAAATCATATTAGCAAGAACCACAATAGCAAGGTTCTGCCAGAAGGTCAAGGATACATTAAACCAAGACAAGATAAGTCCAAGCAACCACGCTTCAAATAAGATGCTGGCAGTTACAATAACAATAGCGCCAGCAATAACGCCAACAGCAGTAGAAGTTTTCATGAGTCAACCTTCAAACTATCACGACAAAAAGTAAAGCGTTCCCATTCTTCGTCAGTAAAATTATCAGAAGCGTATGGGATTCCTACAACGTAGGCACAGAACCTATCAATTTGTTCCGATTGTTCTGAATAATTTGATGCGGAAATCAAGGTAGATGCAAGTAATTCAATCACGATTAGACAGCAAGTGCTCCAGAGGGGATTTCAACGATTTCAGGAAGTTTAGAATCATCGAACTGATTCATATTATAGCACACCCACTCACCATTGCGGAAGACATATGCGAACTCTTCGCTATTGTCAGGAAGAAGATACTCACACAGGTCAGCATCAAGACGAGGGGGGCAATTATCACCACGCTGAGAATAATACAGAGGACCTTGCTCTACAGTTTCATTACTGAAACCTGCATTAGTCCAAGGCGAACTCATATCTCCACCATCAATCAGTTCAGCAACTTTATCTTTGGTGTTATAATGAGTGCGAAGGATGCGACCCATCCATTCAGGATAACCATCCCAGTGTGCATATGCAGAGAGAATAGAACCATCAGCAAGTTCAAGACCGATGCGAGAACGAGTTGCCATTGAGTTGAGTGCTTACACTATAGGTCCACTTTAGAGGTGAGTAACTTTAATAGACAGCAATCAACTCACTTGCCTTCTTCCTACTGCTGCCTTTTGCTGCAATAGTTCTAGTCACTTGAATGGGATAGATTGTAGCATTTTTATAGAGTTCTTGCGTGACTGGTGTATCATGATTAGATACAATCACTCGGATACCTTTAGCAGCAAGAGATTCAGCAAGTTGTGCTAATTGAACCTGTTGATCGTGAGTGAACCCATCAGTTGCATAACTTGTGAAGTTTGCAGTATCTGAGGCAGGAACATATGGTGGGTCAAAGTAAACTACATCACCCGCTTCCAAATCTTCATAGAGAGATGAATCTTCAAAAGAAAGTGAGGTAAACCTGACCATCTGTTTGGTGAGAAAATACATTCTGAAATTCATCATTTCCTCTAATGGGAAATAAGCATCTTGAATATACTTTTCTCCCGTTTCTTTATCCTTAAACTCCCTACCATAGGGAACATTAAAGTCTCCCTTTTTATTGTATCTTGATAGACCATTAAAGCAATGGCGATTTAGATAGATGAACAATCTTGCTCTCTCTACAGAATCTGTTGCTTGATTAAAATGTTTTACTAGGTCAACATACGCTTCTCTAGTATTATTCTCTTTTGTGAATAGTTCTTGACAATATTTGATGAAATTATCATCATTTGGATTCACTAGATTTTGGTAGATTGAGACCAAATCTTTATTCACATCGTTAAGGATATATTGCTCTGCTGGTGTGTTAAGAGCAACAGCAAGACTGCCACCAAAAGGTTCACAATAACGCTTTGGATAACCAATATGTGGAATAAGATGTGGCAAGACCTTTGTTTTGTTTCCTGCCCACTTCAGAAATGTTTTGTTCATTAAGGCGTACAATCTCCAGTAGTTCTCCTCACAGAAAATAGAAACAGGTCAATCATACTTTCTTTACAAGATTTCTTGGAAGAATTATGTTCTGCTGCATTAGTTGTAATCACAGTGGGAGGAACAACAACAGGACTTCCACCAGGAGAGGAATAATAACTTGGATTGTGATACTGATGATATTGTGCAAATGCGGGAGATACCATAAAAGGAATCGCTGCAATCATAAACAGAGATTTCATAACAGAAAATGAATGTAAAGAATAGATTATCTGCATCCAACGCGAGAAGAACTCACTCCTAATGCAAGACCAAGTGGAACCGACCACATATATGCATCTGGTTTAGAAAGTGCAGCAGCAATACCACCACCAAGCAAACCATTAAAGATTGTAGAGTTTCTATCGCATCTGGGGACAGATTGTGAAGCATATCCAGCATTAGAAACTCCACCACAAGCAAAAGACTCTCTCTGCCTTTTCACATATCCACCAACATAACGACCATCTGGGGTGCTATATCCAGGAACATATTGCTCAACATTTCTATAACATTCGTTCTGAACATTATACTGTTGAGAATATGCAGGAACTTGTGAAAAGAACAAAGTAGTCAACAAAACTGCTGAGAGTTTCATAATAAGAGATATTCTCCTGACATCATACACAAAAAAGGGGGACTTGTAAAGTCCCCTTGTGCCACTTATTTAACCGCCCTTCTCTCGCAGACTTCGCACCAAGTATTCGGTGAACTTTTCCATCTTCTCAGGAACAACTGCTTGTGGTCTTTGATTGATTACGTTTTTAAGCGCAGTCATTTCATACCACTCATCTTCTGTAAGATTCTGTTGTCCTTTAGATGGAAGAGTCATTTTGGTGCTCCCGTGTTTGTCAGCAAATCATAACACTATTTAAGCAAGACATACGGTTTCTTAATATTGTCTTTAGAGTGCTGTAACTCTTCTTAACTGAAGAAAGTTCCGAAGGAACCTTTATCATCACCAAATCCTTTCATTCGGTCTTCAAGTTTATCTAGAAGTTGATCTGTTTTGATTAGACTATCAATCCTACAAATCATCTCAGAAATCTCACGACTGACAAAAGGTTTTTCTTGCCGTGCAGCATAGGAAAGTGCATTACGCAAACTTGCCTCTGCTTCCTTCAAACTACTCTCAACTGATTCACTTAATGCCATTTACTTTTCTCAATTCAAAACTACCATCTTTACGGTCAACCCATTGAACTGTATCTCCTTCCTTTAGATTTGCTGCTTCTAACAAATCATCGGGAAATTGAACATAACAATCACCAGTTAGACCATCAACTTCTACTGGAAGTTGCCACTTGACCACTTTATCTTTATCGAATTTGGCATCAAGTTCTGCTCGTTTGTTATAATACTCTGCTTCACGCAGATTATATTCACGACGATGCTTTTCATCCACTTCTTCCCAAAAGTCATTCCACGACTTTTGACATTCTGGAGATGTATCATTTTTATCGCAAGAAAGAATATTACCCACACCTTCATAATATTCCCTTTCTTTAAGGATTGCCTCAACATCTTCCTTGTCCCATTCCCCAATATGATTACCACCATTCAAAAGAACTTTCAATTCATAACAACGACTTGTTTGATGTTTGTGATAATGATACTCCTCATCAATAACACCACAAATAGTGTCATAGATTTCCTGAGGTGTTGCCTCACCAGAAGTCAACGCATCACTCACCCATTTCTCAAGATTTTCGAGAGAATACTTTTTATAATCAAAGTTGTCCATAATCAATCTCTGGGTTTAGGTTTAGAACATTCCAGGCAATAGTAGGAGAACCCACTTCTAAAGTATTTTACCACCTGATAATGCTCAGCGTCAAGTGGTTTTTCCTCTTCACATTTACTGCAAACTCTTACCGTATTGTTTCTTTGCTCGCTTAAGTTCTTTGAGTTCTGCTTTGATTTCTTTATAGGCAGCAGGTCCATCAATTTTTCCACCCATTTCAAGTGCGATAATAATATCAACCCTTGTCCCAAAGTGTGCAAGGGCTCTTTCAAAATCGTCGAGTTCATACATTCTTCGTAAATGCCTCAATAGATAAAATATCTATACGAGTATCAACTGCTTCGATAGAGTTTCCTAATTCATAAAGACTATTTGAAGTCTCAACATTTTCCTCTTCAAGTGTGGCAATACGATTTTCCAATTCTACAATCTTTGCATACAAATCAACGTCTTCAACAATAGGTTTTTGTGAAGGGGTAATAAACCACTTAATGAATTTTTTAATCATACTAAACCTATCTCTTTTAGATATTGTTGATAACGCATAAAAGATTGTAGACGAATAGGAACTCCTAAACTGTCACAACAACGACAATATGAAATAAACTCATACCAAGGTGAGGTTGGGTCAGTATCGCTCATAACAACTTTCTCCAAAATTGTTCACCCTTTTGGATTGCTAATGTGACTGTTGTATGTTCTCTTGCGTGGCGGTCAAGATCTTTTTCTTTGAAATAGATGTTAGACCTTTCTACTGCACAACGAAATACATCTACCCAAAGTTGTTGATTAGGCGTCAGTTGTAGTTTCATTCTTGATGTGTGGGTGTGGTGCATAAAGAGGACCAGGATAATTCCCAGAAAACTCTGTTAGTGCTTTAACTGCAGCAACAACTTCTGGAGTTTCATTCCATTCCCAAGTATTGCCATTTTTGTCAATAAAAGTGCGTAGTGCCATCAGAGTTTTCCTCCTACAGTTCCTTCATGTTTTACAATATTAGCATCATCCCAACCATCTTGCAACCCCTTCAGATAAAATCGTGTTGCTTTAACACATTCTTCTTCAGTAAGTGCGGTGATCAGTCCTTTATCTTCTCTGTCAGTAGATTGCCAAAGTCCGTACTTCTTCTCTTCAACAAAGAAGCAGTCATCATATAGTTTTTTTTCCATGATTTTGTAATGCTATTTGACGTTCAAGTTCAAACTTGATGGGGAGAAGATGTGAAGTAAAAAATGCTTCATAGTTATTCTCCCTCACAAGATTACCAATATTCTCTACTTGTTGAAGAG